GACCCACCGACACCTGATTACCCGGCGGCATACGCAGCTCAAGACCGGCACTCGAAGCCGTCACTTCCATGATTCGGGCAGCGGGCGTGTCGCCGGCGGTGTTGCCGTTAATCGGCCAAACCAACTGCAAGTTGGCGGTGAGCGTAATTGATTCGTAAGAGACGTCGGTCGGTTGAACCACGTCACCTGTGAACGGACTTGTATAGCTCATGATTTTAACTATCCGCAGCAACGGCCTGTCGATCCGCTATACGTAGCTTATCTTCGGCCATAAGGGTTTGCATGATGGTGTTGTACTGGGCCTGCCACATGGGCACGCGTTCATCATTTTTCAAAAAGGGCATCGCCTGCAGCAGTGAGCCGTAAAGCAACGCCTGCGGAGCGTAAACGGTAAACCAGTTGGTTTGATTGCTCGAGTCTAACGGTTGAATCCGTTCATAATACAACACCTCAAAGCTATAAGCGGCGTCAGGCGTAGGAGCCACCAACCAGTGAGTGTAGTCGTAATCACAGTAAAACCGAGGCACATCGGTCTGAGTGGGGTCAGGCCAGTACTCGCGCAGGTACTCATACCGCCTCAACAGTACGGGTTGCCGCTCGCCCGCTACGGTCAGATTCATGCTGACGGTTTTGTGCCAGCGGGCCGGTTTATTAATAATCGGGTCTGAAGGGTTGAGCGTGGCGGTTTGAACCGTTAGATTTCCAAGAAATTTAATCTGACTAGCGATGATCTGCTCGGCTAGTCCGATGAACGTCGGAATGCGCTCAAGAGTGGCCGTATCGGTCCGCTCGAGGTACTGCTGAATGTCAATGACCAAACTGTCGTAGGTCATAACGTAGGCGACGGTCATGGCAGTTACCAGCCTTTCTTGGCTTTTGCACCGGCCATGTTAGCCACAAGCGAAGGGTACTTAGTGCCCGAACGCTTTGCAAAGGCTTTAGCGGCGCGTTTCTGATTAGGGCTCAAAGACTTGGGCTTGCCGAGTGACTTAGGCCGTGGTTTTTCCCATACCTCTTTCATAGCTTCCTCACCCCATTAGATTGCATTCAGCCTGACGCCTAAGCACCAAACCGCGTAACACTTTTCCACCCCCGCGCACCCAGAGCATGAGCTGCTCTTTTGCGCCTTCCCAGTCTTGAGCGTTTATTTTACGCCTCAAAGTCGAAGTTTGTAAGCGCCCCACCCCTAGATTATAGCAGAAATCTACGACGGCGTTTAACTTTCCCCAATCTTTATTTTGAATCGCCAAGGTCAACAGTACCGGGCAGGCCCGAACCGCCCCCGGTGCGTAGGTGTGGACTAACTCATGCATGAGCAGCTGCTCGGCGTATTCGCGGGTAATCGGGGGGTCGTCTTTTGTGACCCGGTCGCCGCTTTGATAATAAGTCGACCCGTAGCCGATTGTCCACACCCCCGCAGGGCATAGGTAAGGTTTAGCTGAAAAACCTTCAAACCTCCGGCACAGTTCAGCGGCTAGGTCTAGTTTCACGCTAGCCCTCTGGCCTTCAATGTACGGTCAAGAAACCAATAGTTAAACGTGCCTGCTACCAGTGCGGCAAAGTCTGGCGACATGATCATCTTGAAGACTTCCTGCACGGGTAGCCCTTCACGGGAAGCGATGATCGCAAACCAGATATGCGATGCCGACCAGATAGCCAAAATCCAGTAAGTCACCACCGGCCTGACTGAAGCCGAGAGCGATGCCACCCAGCCACCGGCAGCTTTAGCCATCTCGGTTTGTGAGTTGATGGCAGCTTCGAATGCAGCCATAACGCCAGTATCGATTGCTTTATCACGTTCGGCTCCTATTTCGGCCAGCTTCATTTCACCGCGAATCTGCTCAAGTTCACACTGACGGTTGAACATGCTGAGTTCATGCTGGCGTTCGTTCTTGCGGTCCAAAAACTTCAAAACCTCAGGTGCCAGGCGAAACAAGCCACCGAAGATCGTACCGAAAAGACCGCCACCAATAATATCTAACATCAGTGTTCTCCGTTCTTATTGATCTGTTCCTTAGCCCTTTGTGTTTCGCGCTGGATTTTCTCGCCTCGGAGTTGTAACACCGTCTGGAGTTTTTCATCCAGCCTAATCAAATCGTTATCCAACATCCTGACCCGATCAATGAGTGAAATGACAGACTTTTTGGCTTGACCCAGGGTTGGATCAATCTCTTCCGTTGACCACTTCCAAACATAAAACACCAGATAAATAAGACCGACCACGGCAATTGTTGGGAAGCCATACTCCTCAACCAGTTTGCCAACATTGAAGTCCATTAATCCTTCCTGTTGTCCTCTTTTTCAGCCCTTGCCAACCGACCGTAATCAGGCTGTAAGCCAAGGCTGTGAGTCACTTTGACATCAATCCTCTGAAGCTGCGTGTTCATGGTCTCGATACGCTTTTCAAGCTGGGTAACCATACTTGCCACACTGTTGACGCCATTTGTAACACCAGCCAAGATGAATTTCAGCGTTAGGAAAACAAAGTAACCGCCAACGCAAGCGGCAGCAATAGGCAGACCCACAGAATGAATAAACACAAAAAGGTCAAGACTCATATCCCAAGCAGTTTCTTAACGAACATGGCCGCAACCCCAGGCCCAAGCAAGACGGCAGCAATCGTGATGTACAGCAACCACTCGATACGCTGCATACGCCTTGAGCCGTCATCAAAGCGCTTTTCGATGTTTTCATATCTAGTCGCACAAATTGCTTCATGCACCGACAAGCGTTTGTCAAGATCGTCAGACATTCTGCGCCTCGGGCTTGGACTCCTGTGGCTGAGGTACAGGGAGTTGCGGTACGGTCTGCTCACGGATCTTTTCAATCAAAGGGCTGACCTGCACAAAAGGCAGATTACCCAACGCGGTGAGGCAGGCGTTGACTTCATCAAGAGTGAGCGTGAGGTTGACTTGTACAGGGTTCATGCGTTGCTCCAATGAATTAGAAAATAAACACAAGCAGGCTCATTGCCCTTCATACCATCCACCTGCCCAGCCACGGACAGGATTGTTAGGGATAACAACGTACTGTCTCAAAGACTCAGGTAGCTCCGAGTAATGTAATCGTACGTTGACATGATGCCCTGCGATAGCTGCCATTTCCTGCGTCTGCATATCACCCTGCTGGATGACATTACCTGTGGGCTTGTAGATGGTTCCAATGACATCAAAGTCTTTGCCATTCGTATCCAGCCACTTACGCTTTACAACGGGTTCTGCTGGCTCTTGGCCCATTTCTACCGTCTGTGGTTCGTATTCGTACTTTACCCAGTTGCAAGCATCAGCAGCAGTCCACCATGTAGCTTCGTCGGGTAGTTGGAGTCTGTAGTCGTTCATGTTTGCTCCTTAAGTGGTAAGCGCGACAAGATTGGTGTTTGAAACTCGCTGCGGGTAAAAAGCAAACTTTTTAATTCTGCACGATTGAATGTCAGAACCGGCTGCCGATGCAGCTAAAACAAGAGCGTTGCAGTTTGGTATTGTGCAGACTGAATCGGTAACAACAGCACCTGCATTCCATGATGCGGCAGAATTATTAACTTCAAAACCAAATGAATTTCTGTAAAAAACATTATCCGTCACGCTTGAAGTTAAAGTTGCCTGCATTTGGTAGCCGCCACCTGAATATATTCTGGCGTACAGAATGGTTCCAGCAGAATCAAAATTTAATGAAATCTCTTCGTTTGTTGCGCCATTACTAATGGAATACAAATACCCGTATGCTTTTACACCAAATTTAGCAAATTCTGTATATACGGTTCCTTCTCCATTACCAAACCAACTACTAAAGTTCGTCCCAGTCATGCTGGCAGCATCTGCATTGCGGGTTACTGTTGAGGCTACTGTGGGTATGTAGGAAGTGGCGAAGGAGCCTGCTTCTAGCTGCCCGCCCCAAACGTAGATGCCGTTCCATCCGTTTCCGGTGTAGGAGGCGCTTCTTGCCGACGCTCCACTATTAATCAACCACAAATATGGTCTGCCAGTTGCAGCAGATAAGGTACTGGTTATGGAAATTCTATACCAGCCGTTTCCAACCAATGTAATAGATGCGCTTGTATAAGTTCCAGCCGTTACCGTTCCATTAAGAATATCAAAGTTTGCATAATTTGTAGATAAAGAAGAAGTCCACAAAATTTGAACAAATTGAGCCTCGGATTGTTTGACAAAAAATGTAGCGGTGTGATCTGCTGCTGTAACGGTAACCGAACTCCCTCCCACTCCAGTTTGGGCAGTTGCGCTAGCAGAAACAATTTTGTCTCCAGTCAAAGTTCCATCAGGAGCAATAACAACATTCGACGACACTGTGCAGCTATCTTTTGCCCAAGCCGCATTACTTAAGTCATTGCTATACGTCAGCAAGTTCGTCCTCGCCTCCTCTATCAACAACCCCAGAGACTCACCCGTGGTTGGGTTGTGGTCAAACCTAGCCTGCCCTGCTGATGCTGTCTGTAATACAGGGATGTAGTTGGTAATGGCTTGG